TCGAGAGATCAATAAGGCCGTCGCGGCGGGGGGATCGTATTCCGAATCGCTGATCGCACAGGGACTGGCGCTTGATATTCTTCGCAAGAAGATCATGGATTATCTCTTAACGTTTCCCACCATGATTCCCAAACTTCCCTGGCTGCAAATGTCGAAAGCGCCGGATCTGAAAATTCCGAGCTTGCCGGGTCTGCCGGATGCTCTCGGCGTACCTCATCCCCTTAATCAAACGCTTTCCCAGCTTGCCAGGCTTACCGGCCAGGCGGATAGCACGCGGGGAGAATTCAAGGCGTTGCGGGAAGAGACTGAGCTTTCGGATGTTTCCTTCGCCAGGCTTGCGGCGGCGTTTCCGGGACTGACTGAAGCTGAGGTTGCGGCCACCGCGGCGGGCCGCAACATGATCGAACAACTGACCAAGCTCGATAAACTCGGCACGGCCTCCGAGCAATTCACGGAATTCAAAAATCGGCTGATTGTGGATGGCAACGACTTGGCCGGCCATCTGATTCATACCTTGGGCGGGGCGCTCGATCAGCTTGAAGACCAGCTCGCTCACCTCGCGATGACCGGCAAGGCGAATTTTAAGCAATTGGCCCAAGGGATCGGGGGACAGATCCTCAAGGACGGGATGCAAAAGGGTGTCAGTTCCATTCTGGGGCATTTCGGAATCAGCGCGGGCGGCGGTAAGCCTGAGGGCACACAGGGCTCGCCTTTCTGGGTGAAGTTGATTGACAAAATTCCGGGTTCGGGTGGATTGCTTCCGGGCGGTGGCGGATCGGCGGCTCCCAGCGAAGACGCTGGGGGCGGCGGCGGATCGGCGCTGGGGCAAGCGGCGAATGGCTTGGGGAGTATTGCCTCGTCTTTGGACAGGCTCTTTGCCGGATTCCTGGCCTCGGGTGGCGACGTGAGTCCCGGCCATGCCTATGTGGTGGGTGAGCGGCATCCTGAACTGTTTGTGCCTCGGGCGGCGGGTAGTGTCGTGCCATCGCTGCGCTCGCAGGAAGTGCGGCCATTGACCTACGCGCCCACGTTCCACATCAATACGCCCAATCCTGACGCATTCAGGCGCTCGCAGAATCAGATCTTAACCGAGGGCTATCGGACTATGCTGGTGGTTCATGGTAGGAATTCGTAGGGGCGGTTCGCGAACCGGCCCTACCGCGGGATATCCCATACAAAACAGGCAACAGGCCGGTGGGCTGGCACACGGAGCGGGTCACACGATGGTTGTGGCCGTCTATAAGCCGGACCGTGAGGCCACAGCGGAGTACAGGCCGGCATAATGGAGGCAAGGGGAACGGGCTGGGCCTCAGCCAAGCGGTCGATAGAGGGGGCGGATTCCGGCCTGCCTCCTCTCGTTTTTGGTAGGGGCGACGCGCCGCGTCGCCCCTACAGGAATTACTATGTTTTTCGAATGCGAATTTCCGACCGCGATAGCCTTCCAAGCCTCGGGCGGGCAGATGTTTTCCACCCAGATCAACGAGGGCTTTTCGGGGTATGAGCAGCGCAATCAGAATTGGTCGCTACCTCGCGGCAAGTGGAAGATCGCCCTGGATCACAAACCACTCAGCTATTTTCAGCAGGTCTATGATTTCTGGCTGAATGTCAAGGGACGTGCGGACGCCTTTCGTTTTCTCGATCCCAAGGACTGCCAGGCTGTGGATCAGGTCTGCGCGCTAGTCAACGACAGTCCATTTACCGGGTGCGTTTATCAGCTCCAGCAGACCTATGTGGCCGGGCCTCGCAGTATTACCAAGCCCGTCTATAAGCCCATCACTTCCGCGGTCTTGAGATTTGACGGCACGTACTGCTCACAGGTGGTCAGGATTTACGTGGGTGGCGTGCTCGCTGTGGGTTGGGCTCTCGATCAGACTACCGGCCTCGTAACGCTGGCTGAAGATCCGGGAAGTTCGCCGGTAACGTGGAGTGGCCAATATCATCTGCCGGTTCGCTTCGATACAGATGAGTGCAACGCGGTGATCGAAGAAAGTGATGTGGCAGACGGTTATGCGTTGATTACCTGGCCGGGCGTCGAACTGTACGAAGTGCGGCTGTTGCAGGTGGGGGCCGGTAATTTGGGATCGTGACTATTGATGATTTGCGATTGGTGATTGGTGATTAACGAGGCGCCTTTTCCTTGGCATTTCTTTCTGCTGCTTCTTTTCACTTGGAGCGTGCTGCGTGCGTTCGGGTCATAATCCATTTGTGTCGTGCGTCATGCCCACGGCGGACCGGGCTCCGTATGTCCCTCAGGCGATCCGCTGCTTTCTCGCACAGACCTATGGGAATCGCGAGTTGGTGATTGTGGATGATGGCAAGAAGAGCGTGGAGGGTTTAATTCCCTCCGACCTGCGCATTCGCTACTTTCGGCTTACCGAAAAACACGTCCTGGGGGCCAAGCGAAATATGGTTTGCGATATCGCTCAGGGCGAGGTTATCGCGCATTGGGATGATGATGATTGGAGCGCGGCGGGCCGACTGGGAGATCAGATCAAGCGCTTGCTGGAATCGAAAAAAGGCGTGACCGGCTACCATCGCTTTTTCTACTGGGATGATGTGGGACGCCGGGCTTACCAGTATCAATTCACGGGCGCCGGGTTCTACGCTGCCGGGTCCACGCAATGTTATCTCAAAAGCTATTGGCAGGCCCACCCGTTTGCTTCGAAACAGCGCGCGGAAGATTCGGATTTCAGCTTTACGGCCGCGAAACTGGGGCAGCTTACCAGTGTGGTAAGCACATTGCTTGTGGCCCGCGCGCACGCTGGTCAGGGTTGGAAGGTGCCGCTAGGATCGCACGGTTTTCCGGCTGTTGACCTTAAGGATCTGCCGGCAGAATTTCTTGAATTTGTAGGGGTGACGCGCCGCGGCGCCCCTACCATACTATGAAAACCATCTCCACCGCGCTGCAAGAACATTTCGGTCAGGACTGCACTACGCTGGCTGTGCTTTGGAAAGTGGTGCGTCAGGATGGCACGGTCCTGGGTTTCACCACGCACGATCAGGACATAACTTACCGGGCCCTGGGCGCGCTGCCCGAGACGGGGCCCTTCACTTACGAGGCGATTACCGGCCTTACGAACTCCGCCAGCGAGTCGGGGTCAGACCTGTCGGTTGATAACGTCGAGGTTACCTCGTTTCTGGATTCCAGCTCAATCAGCGAGCAGGATATCCGGGCGGCGAAGTACGATAACGCTGTGGTGGTCCAGCGCGTGGTAAATTGGGCGGATCTGACCCAGGGAGACATGATTCAGCGCGTGGGGTGGATGGGCGCCGTCAAGATGGTAAACGGCGTGGCGTTCTCCGAGCTGCGCGGCCTGACGCAGCGATTGACCACGGCGATAGGGTCCACCTATGGCCCGAACTGCCGGGCGGAATTATTCTCGAATGCGGTCAATGATGACGGTTCGTGGCGACCGTGGTATTGCAATGTGGATGAGTCGCTTTATATCCAGGATGGTGTGCTAGCTTCCTCGCCGGACGCCATGACGCTCGTGCCGGAATCGGGGCTTTTGGAAATTGGCTCGTCTTCGCCAGTGGCGGCCGCGGGCGCGGGCTGGTTTGATAACGGTCTTGTTACGTTCACCAGCGGTGCGCTGAAGGGTTATAGCTTCGAAATTAAGACCTGGGATGGCACGAACCTGGCCATGTTCCTGCCCATGTCGATTCAGCCACAGACGGGCGATACGTTCCAGATTACGCCGGGTTGTGACCATACCGCGGGATCGGGCGGCTGCCTCAAGTTCAACAATATCGTCAATTTTCGCGGCGAGCCCTTTATTCCGTGCGCCGACCAGGTGCTGAATTACGGATCTGGGGCGGCCGCCACGTAATGTGGTGGTGAACTGTGAGCATGGCAATATCACGCCCGCAAATCGTGGCGGAAGCGCGCCAGTGGATCGGCACGCCCTTTCAGCATCAAGGCCGGCTGCGGGGCGTGGGCGTGGATTGCGTGGGCCTGGTGCTTTGCGTGATGCGAGATTTGGGCCTGGGTGATTGGCTGGAGGACTTCACGAATTATCCACGCCAGCCTGTGGGGGATCAGGTCTTGCTCGCGTGCAGGGATAGGCTACAAGAGATACCGTTTAGTGTAGTGAGGCCGGGCGACGTGATGGTGTTTCGCCTGCCGCGCTCGGCCTGCCACGCGGCGATTGCCACGGATAACGGGATGATCCACGCCTATAGCCCGCAAGCTCCGCATCGCCAGCCGGGCCGGGTGGCGGAAATCGGCCTGACCGACCAATGGAAGCGCCGGATCGTGGGTTGCTTCTCTATTCCCGGCGTGGGAGAATGAATTATGCGTGATCTTCTGATTTGGCTTTTCGGATTCGCTATTGCCGAAGTTCAAATCTTCACTTTCCTATATCGCATGGAGCGCGAACGCGATTCGTTCTTGCGCGCTTTCGAAAAGCATTTGCGGCTGTACCGTAACATTTACGGCAAGCCGGGGCGGCCTCAGATTAACGCAGATTCTCGCAGATCCTTTCTTAGTGAAAACTACAACTGAAAACTGAGAACTTCTTGTATGGCTCGAATTGCACTGACGGTTGCGGGTATGGCGGCGGGCGCGGTAATTGGCTACTTCTTTCCGCCCGCTGGTTTGGCGGCATGGGAAGCCGTTGTGGGCGGAGCCATGGCCGGCGCGAGCGTGGGCCGCATTGCCGGAGCTATTGTTGACCCGCTGCATACGCAAGGCCCGAGGCTGGCAGACCTTCAGGTATCGAGCAGCGCCAACGGCACGGTCATACCTTTCGGGTATGGCACGTTTCGGGTTTCAGGAAACATCATCTGGGCGCCGGGCCTCATAGTGAATGCGCAAGGTCCGGGCGTCATGGGCAAAGTTGCGGGCCAGTCTGACACCTATAATTATTACGCTTCCTTTGCGGCGGCTTTCTGCCAGGGTCCGGCCACCATCATTAGGATCTGGGGAGACAGCACGATCATTTTTGACGCGGGCGGCCCGTCTTACTTCCCATCCAAATATTTTGCGCCTGGCCAGCCTCCGGGTAATCTGTGCGGGGTGTGCGCCGCCTTCACCGATCTGGAAGGAAATCTGATCGAGGCGTCCTGGATTGGCCATGGCACAACGCTGGTCGTTCCTACTGGCGCCACGATTTTGCAGCTTGGCATTAATAACAATTACCAGGCCACCACGGCGGGCGGCTTCACCATGCAGGCGTCGGTGGGAGATAACCTGCCTACCACTGTTTATGTGCCATCCACGGCGATTCCCTGGGAGGTGGTGGGAAGTCAGAATGCGGACTATCCGTTTGGCGACGTGGGTGGTACGGCGCCGGTGATCGTGTTTCAGAACCTTGTGGCCGGGCAGACTGTGACCATTGCTGCTATGGCCAATCCCAATGTGCAGGGCGATGGCACGAATTACACGAATGGTGGCGGCACTTATCTGGGCCAGATCACGCCCGATTCCACGGTAAGCACGACGGCGGAGGGACACCCAACTGGAAATAACATTCAATGGTATGGCCCGGATGGCGATACGAACGAGCAAACGGGAAGCTCTGAGACCACACCGCCTTCCTCGATTTATCCCGCTCCCAACATCTCTCCCGGCACGGACGATCAGGAACCCAACAGCCTGATCCAGCAGTACGAGGGGATTGAGAATACGCCCGCCTTTCGTGGCCTCTGCTATGCGGGCTGGGAAAACCTGCCCTTGGGGAACTTCGGCAATCGCGTTCCGAACATCCGTGCGGAGATCAGCTTTGGCGGTACGGCGGAGCTTGAGAGTGTGCCCAATGTTGTGCAATACGCCAATGCGGTGGGCGCTAATGGCAGCATCACGGTGACCCTTCCAGATATTCCTGGCGTCAATAACACCCTGATTGCTGTGGCGCTTTTCACGGCTCCGGTCGCGGTTAGTGCGGCGCTGCCCAGCGGTTTTACGTCTTTGGCTCCGGTGGTAGATGCGGGTCCGTACGGCGGCGGCTGCATGGTGGGAGTGGCGACGGTTGCGGCCGT